AACATGATATGGAAAGCGCTATAGAATATACTACAGAATTGGTTAAGAATCTACAAGGAGAGAAGGTGTTATCCTTTTCGTTTCCAAGCAGGGCGTTGTCTAAGATATTTCTAAACAACCTTGCCGAGACGTTTCATGATAACCGATTGTCTCCTCTATCAGGATTAGAGATCAATGTATTTATACCGGAGGAAACTTAATGTTCTTAAGAAGAAGAATCCTACCAAAAGAAGAAGGAAATCTCTACAGTGAGTATGAGGTGTGGAATGACCTAAAGGTTGTTCAACTAGATCTTAAAGATCTGTGGACTTTCTTTCCTCTGGTTGAGAAAACAAAGAATGAAAAGTATGGGGTCGAAGGAGAGGACTTCTTTGATCCATTAAAGAATGATATTAAAGAGAAAGGTATGATTAATCCTGTGGTTGTCATACCTATAACTAAAGAATTAACTGACCGTTGGGAAGGGAACTTTGCTATGTGGTTGTATCGACATCCCATTGACTGGGAGTCAAAGGATGTACAGATGGCTGTCTTTACAGGCAACAATAGATATCATGTGGCTGAGCAGCTTGGGTATACGAGTATTGATTGTGTCATACTTAAAGAGAATGACATGGTATCTGCTGCTAGGATACAGGATCCCATTAACTCAACAAGAGAATATAAGGAGAAGAATCAGTGTTAGAAGAATGGTATAAGAAGAATCCAGGTAGTCAACTTAATGGACGTAGGTTTGACTGCCGTGGTAAGGATTATGATACTCTTAATGAACTTCAAAGGGCTCATATACGAGGAGAGATTGATCTTTACGAGCCTACTGAGAGCTATAAAATTAAGTGGGTACATAAAATGGATAACAAAGGACAGTTCAAGGAAGCGTATCCCTTGGAAGAAACTAGTAAGAGGATGGATTTACCCTCTGTATCTGTTCAATGGAAACAAGCGTTCAAGCGGAGACATGTAAAGTGAGTAGAGTATTAGTAATTGGTGACCTGCATTTACCTGCTGTTCACCCTCAATATCTTTCTTTTATAAGGAAGGTGAGAAGGAAATATAAAACAAATGAGACAGTATTTATTGGTGATATCATTGACCATAATGCTATCTCTTTTCATAAGAAACACCCTGAAGCTCAGGCAGCTATTGAGGAGTATAAACAAACTCAAGAAGCAATGAAGATCTGGCACAAGGCGTTTCCTAATGCAAAGGTATGCATTGGTAATCACGACGAAAGAGTACATAGGCTTGCGTCTGATTCAGGAATCCCTTCTATGTATCTTAAAGAATATAATGAAGTGTATGGTACACCCAACTGGGATTGGGAGTACACACATATGATTGATGGTGTATTATATACACATGGTACTGGGTTATCTTCCCAATACCCTGCGTTTAATTTAGCCAAAAGTCGTGCCTGTTCCGCAGTATCGGGACATACTCATAGTATAGCCAACGTGAATTGGTTTGAGGGACAGGACAATTTTAGAATCTTCGGCATGAACGTAGGCTGTGGTGTAGACGTTAATCACCTAGCAATGAACTACGCTAAGAATCATGTGAAGAAAGTTATCTGCTCCGCTGGAGTAGTTATTGATGGAGTCCCTTACTTAGAGGTAATGGACAAGGAGAATAGTTAATGGAAAGTGTAGAAGAACAAGTAGTAACTGAGAATATGGAAGAACAAGATGTTCAATTGCCACCTGGAATTAAGACGGAAGTAGTATTGTCATTTCTGGGTAATATAAGTCAGGCTTTGACAGAGATTTCTAATGGTATTAATCAAACGATTACTACTATTATAACCGAAGGTACAAAGCCAATGGAAGAAGAAGGAGAAACTAATGAAGAACAAGACTGAATCATTTGTAACAGAAACCGTAGAAGTAAAGTGGTCACACTTACATAAACCAGACGATAAGTTTGGTGCTGATGCTTCGAATCATAATATCACTATCATCTTGGATAAAGAACTAGAGCAGAAGCTTGAGGATCTTCAACGAGAATTAGGTTGTGAGAAGATAAACGGTATGAAAGAAGTAGAAGAAGGTATGACCCTTAAAGCTAAGACTAAACTCTATGTAAAGAAGAATGTAAAAGCATTCCCTTGTGTAGATGCTAATGCTAATACCACAACAGCCCTACCCTTTAATGGGGATAAGGTTAAACTTAAGTTGTTTCCTATTGTAATTAGTAGAGATAACTCACTAAGTCTATTCCTCAATGGTATCCAAATCATTGAGAAGAATGAAAGAGATTATGATGGCGGTGGCTTCGAAGCTACTGATGGTTTCGATGGTTCTACGTTTGAAGCAGAGCAACCTGACCGCACTCCACCTGAGGATGCTATACCAGCTGACTCCGATGGTGGTGCAGATGATCTTCCCTTCTGATGGATTGGACATTCCCAATATCACCTATCGCCGCTAGCCGCCCTAGGGTCTCTCGGTATGGTGCCTACTTTACAGGACCATACAAGAGATTCAGGGAGGAAGCGGCTGAATGTGTGTATGATATTATTGGAACCGACTACCCCTTGATTGAGAGCCCACTGCACGTAGATCTTGAACTGTATATCACACGACCTAAGAGTACTAAACTCGATTGTCCTAATGCTGACATAGATAACTTTACAAAGGCTATCTTTGATGTAATGAACGGCAAACTATGGGTTGATGATAAACAGATTCGTTCGATGTATGTGACTAAACAGTGGGCTCCCAAGGGAGAGCCTGGTTATTTTACATTAGGTATAAATTCTAAGGAGTAAGGTTGTGGGATTAGACGAACAAAGGATACTAGAGAGGAATAAGTATGTAGAATTATTATCCACAAGACCAAATTATGGTGCTTCGAATCATGGTAAGAGTGCGAAACCCTTAGTACATGCTTTTCTGATTGATAAAGACGGAGGAACTGTAGTTGATTTTGGATGCGGTGATAATTCTTTTATTAAATCCATTAGTAATTCCAACATATCTGGAGTAGGGGTAGATTTTGTTAACCCTAAAGCAGACTTGATAGAGCCGATGCATAAGGTATCATTACCTGATGGGTATGCTGATGTTGTGACTTCCTTTGATGCTCTAGAGCACCTGTTGCCTGAAGAGGTGGACGAGGTACTGAAAGAGATGTCTAGAATCAGTAAGCCTTGTGGTATATTTATATATAGTATATCTCATAGACCTAGTAGTATATTATCACTAGGAAAAAACCTACACCCAACAGTAGAACCAATGGAGTGGTGGATGGATAAGCTTAAGCAGTACTGTGTAAACTTAAAATTCAATGGTAAGTATCTAACAGGAGAATGGATATGATTAAAGAAGAGAATAACAGGAGAGAGTTATGCCCTGGAAAATTTTAGAAGAAGAAAAAAATGGTGGGGTGCAAATAGATAATGGAGATGGAGAATGAAAATAGAAGAAGAAAGTGTAGTTACAAGTAGAGGCAGATGTCCTTCGTGTGCATCGAAAGGTCATGATAGATCTGGAGATAACTTAGCTAATTATGATGACGGACATAGCTATTGCTTTAGTTGTGGTTACTATAATTCAGCCAAAGGAGAAGTATCAGTGAAACCAGTGAACAAATCTTTGGAGTTTACTAAGTATACTGGAGATTGTGTTGGCAATCTTAAGCGTGGTATCACTAAGGAGACCGCAAAGAAATATAATTATCAGTGTAACATGGATGAGAAGTTAGAGATTGCTAACTACTATAAGGATGGAACTTTAGTTGCTCAACATTTACGTGGTTCAAATAAGAAGTTCTTTTGGAATGGAGACAACTCACATCCCACACTATGGGGTCAACACCTATGGCGTAAGGGAGGTAAGAGAATCATCATTACCGAAGGAGAGTATGATTGCATGGCTATTAACCAGATGCTTGGTGGTAGGTGGGGTGTAGTATCTTTACCTAACGGAGCAGCGGGTGCTGTGAAAGCAATCAAAGATAACCTTGAATGGGTAGTATCTTATGATGAAGTAGTATTATGCTTCGATCAAGACGATCCTGGCAAGGAGGCGATGGTTAAGGTGGCAGAGATATTACCTCCGGGTAAGTGTAAGATTGCTACGCTACCTTGTAAGGATGGTAACGAATGTCTTAAGAAGGGTATGGCTGATGATGCTGTGTCTGCGTTATGGGAAGCCCAACCATTCGCACCAGATGAGATCTTACATATCTCTAGGGTTATAGATACTCAAGATTTATCAGAAACAAGAGTGTATCCCTTTCCCTTTAACACTTTGACTGAGTTCCTTATTGGACAAAGGTCTGGAGAGATTACATTGTGGGCTAGTGGTACTGGATCAGGCAAGACAACAATCCTTAGAGAGTTGATGCACCACCACCTTGAAGAGGGGCGTAGTGTGGGTGCTATAATGTTAGAGGAAGCACCAAAGGAAACTATGGATGATATGATTTCCTTGATGATTAATAAACCTGTTAGGGCTATCAAAGCTGCGAAGCTAATGAATGATCTTAATGAGAAGATGGGGAGAGATCCTGTATTCATGGATTACATTGATGATCTAACGGATGAAGAGTATGCTAATGCTAGAACTAAACTAGGACAAACATCCTTCTATGTGTATGATCACCTAGGAAACAATGGACTTAAGAATCTTTGTGCTAGAATGGAATACATGGCGGTATCTCTTAAGGTAGATGTTATTGTACTAGATCATATTACTGCGGCAGCTGCTGGATTAATGGGATCGTCAAGTGATTTTGATGGAGGTTCTTCAGAGCGTTTACTCATTGATAACATAATGAAAGAGTTACGTGGGTTGGTCTCTCGTACTGGTGTACGTATTGATGTTGTATCTCAACTAAAGAAAACAAATAAAGCATACGAAGAGGGAGATAGGATTACCTTACAAGATCTTCGTGGCTCTGGCTCGCTAGCAAGTGTACCTAATGTGGTCGTAGGTTTAGAGAGGGATAGACAGAATCCTGACGACAACCTAGCTAATACCACCACTGTTAGAGTTCTAAAGAATAGGCTCACAGGTAGAGCAGGTGTTGCTAGTGCTTTGTATTTCAATAGGAAAACAGGTAGATTAGATGAGGTAGATATAGTTATTGGTGATGATGGTTCGGCAGAGTTTAGACCCGTTGGAGATAACTAATGATATTAGAATCTAAGAATCAATGTTTAGCAGACTATGGTACCTTCTCTAAGAATTGGGCAGTCCCTGATTTTGTAGTTGAGAGAATACCGATAGAGTGTTTATACCATCCTAAAAACTTAGGTGGTAATCCTAAGTTGGTAGAGAAGTTATTAATAAATCTACCAGAGGAGGGGCTAGTTAACCCTCTAGTTACGCATCAGTTCTTTAGGAATTATAGAGATAGAGATGACCAAGGAGAATATATATTTCCTAGGCATTTAACTGGTTCGGGATATTGGGGCAATAAGTTTCAGAACATCCCTTACTCAGATGGTCCACAGTATATCGTAGGATACGGTAACTGTAGATTAGGAGCAGCAAAGAAGATGGGTGCTACTCATATAGACTGTATAGTGTTAAGAAGTTTTAATGTGGAGCACATGCATAATTTAGGAAAGATGTTGGCTAGTTATAAGGAGTTTGGTTTAGATGACTGAAGAAAATAATATAATGGAATTCGTAAGTGACACCATCGGCGGAGAAGGTGTAACACTAGGAGCAGACCTTACCTCTATGGTTTCAGGGGAACATTCGATTCCCATGAACTTTGGGAATGGTTCTGCAAATGTACCTGTGAATGTAGAGAGAGATCTCGGTAAGGTACAAGTAACATATGAACATAATAATCACACGTACATACATGTCATAACTCCACAGGGGCTGATGTATTCGTCGATTAAATTTCATGGTGATGATTCAACACCACCTAAGGAATGGCAACAGAAGGGAATGTGGAGATATTTTTAGGAGATACTTATGAACCGTATCGTATTTGATATTGAGGGGAATGGTCTTTCTGAGTTAGTACTCGGGAAGAAGGGAGTCTCTGTCCCAGAAGGAGATACAGTGCATTGTATGGTGTGCTTAGATTTAGACAGCGACACTGTTAAAACCTTTGGTCCATCTGAGATCGAGGAAGGTGTACAAATGTTACGAGAGGCTGACCTATTGGTTGGTCATAATATTACCATGTATGACATCCCTTTGTTGGAGAGATTGTACGGTAAGATACCTACAGATACTATAGATACTTTAATAATAAGTAAACTAATGTATCCCGACCGCAATCAACACCCTCTTGGAGGAAACTCTTTAGAGATGTGGGGCAGGGCACTTGGGGTATATAAGGAAGAGTATGCTGGAGGATGGGAAGTATTCAGTGAAGAGATGTTAGAATACTGTGTACAAGATACTCAGGTTAATAAGGCTATATATCTAGAACAACTAGAGTATATTATGACACATGAAAAGATAATATCTCTAGAGCATATCTTATCTAAGATCATTGCTACACAAACTGGAAATGGTTTTGGCTTCGATCTGAAAGCAGCCATAGAACTAGACCATACTTTACAAAAGAGGAAGACGGTGATCGAGAACGGATTCGAAAGAGTCTTTCCTACTAAGATTATTGAAAGATATTCTGATAAGACAGGGAAGAAACTAAAGGATCAGGTTATTAAATTCAATCCGGGATCTCGTAAGCAGATAGCTGAGAGGCTTGGTGATAAATATAACTGGAAGCCACCATTAACAGACAAAGGAAATCCTAAGGTTGATGAGTCTGTACTCAAGAAGCTTAACTTCCCCGAAGCTAAGGTCTTGGTAGAATATTTTAATATTATAAAGTTAATGGGGCAGGTTACCGACTGGATAACTAGGGCATCTAACTCTAGAGATGGTAGGATACATGGGTCTATAAACCCACAGGGTACGGTCACAGGAAGAATGACCGCTAACCAACCAAACCTACAACAGGTATCAGGAGACCCTAGAGCTAGGCGGTTATTTGTTCCTAGAGAGGGATGGCTACAGGTAGGGATAGATGCTAAAGGACTAGAGGCAAGGATGCTTGGGAATCGTATGTACCCTTTTGATAAGGGAGCATATGGTAAGATCATTACCGAGAAGGATATCCACTCAGAGAACCAGAGGTTAGCTGGATTATCTAACAGGAATGATGCTAAGACATTTTTCTATGGATTTATCTATGGAGC